GGCGACTGCTGGTAGAGCGAAAACCACGTTCTTTTCGTCGTGGAACTCCGGTCGCGGATACGCTCGAGATTCTCCTTGCTAAACTGAGACTCCCAAAGCGCCTCCCCTTCCGCCCTCCCAAGTGGATCGTCAGGCCCGGCCAACGCCGGCAAGATAACTCTCTCCCATCTCTCACCACTCCCGTCGCGCTCCTCCTGATCCAAGAGCCCGAAGTGGTCGCCCAAATGCCAGCGCGTCCCAATGAGAATGATCGATGTGTTGTCGTCCACGCGCCGCGTGTAAAAGTCGCTCGTGTACCAAGCCCACAGCTTGCGCCTGTGTCCCTCCGACTCCGCCGCCTCAATACCAGACAGCAAGTCGTCCCCAATCAGCAAATTCCCGCGACGACCCGTAACCGACGCACCAACTGCCGTCGCCTTATACGACCCGCCTTCAAGCGTCATCCACTCGCCAGCCGCCGTCTTGTCCGAACTAATCCCCGCCTCAGGGAATATCCGACGATGCTCGTCGCTCTTGATGATATTGCGCACCCGCAAACCAAAACTGTCCGACAGCTCCTGCGTGTGCGTCGCGCAAATCAGGTTCTTGTCCCCGTATTTGCTCAAATACCAAGCCGGGAAATGCTGCGATGCCGTGAAGCTCTTCGCATGACCCGGCGGCATGCTGATCATCAGCCGCTTAATGTCGCCCCGCGCAACCGCCTCCAGCTTCTCGCACAAATACTTGATATGCTTCGGAGGCTCCAGACCACTCACATAGTGGATATACCCAGCCAAACTCTCCATCGCCTCCTCGCGACGAAGCAGCTCCTGCGCCAAGTCCTCAAACGTAAGCCCCTCTTTACTCATGCGTCACTCGCTCCAACTCTCGCCCTCGAGCGGGATATTCTGGAGCCGCGCCTGCGCTACACCAAACAGGTAAGAGCAGTGGAACATGTCGCTGTCCTTACCACCGCCAAAGGTCTTAACGCCGTCATCGCCCCAGAGCGCTACCACAATTGTAGTAACGCCAGTAAACTCACCGCTCTCAATATCGTCAGCTATAGTCCGCAGCATATGCGCCGGGTCTTTGTACCCGGGAGGCTTAATTTCCCCGACAACCTTCAGGTTCGGACGCTCAGTCACTTAAACTCCACCCCGTCGATCCATGCGTCAATCAGCCGGTGCAACTGCTCACGGCTCAAGCGCCCCTCCTCACCCTCAGGCCAAGGACCGCGCTGACGCAGCAGCAAGTCATGATCGTACTCGTTATCCTTTACCTCGAGGTAAGGAATAATAAGCGACTCAGCCGCACCCATCATGCCGCTAATAAACGACGTTCCGTAACTATACGGCTTACCCATCTGAATTAGCCCTCCTCAGGCCCCGGAATATTCTCATACTCCGCATCAATCACAGGTCCACCCAACGATAGCTTCTTAGCCACCATCGCCCGCAACTCATGCAACGGCAACTCCTGCGCCGTCACATTGAAATTGTAATTAACCGTCTTGTCCGCATACCCCAGCAACTCATTCTGCAACTTAATCGCAGTCGCCGCCGCAGAAAAACTCCCCTCCTCCAACGCACGACGGTATATCGCCTCCAACTTATCTACCTGCAACTCACGACTCGGAGGCTCATCACTCGATACCGCATCCTCCTCCTTCGCCACTCGATAAGCCTCAATAGCCGCCTGTATCTCAGGCCGCTTCAATTGACGCTCCGCCATCACACGCAAAGGATATTGACTGCTCCCTAACCCAGCCCTGTTACAAGCCAAGCAAGCATCACCAGTCCGTACATATTCCCGAACAAATACACCCTCAGCGGTCAAACCAGTGTCCGCGTCAACACCAGCCCTCGCCTCATCCCACAATTCCATACCACCTCTCAGTGAGCAGCCGAAGCTCCAACAACACCGTCTGAGGGGTTAGACAATGCGACAACCCCGACTGCTCAAACATAATATCTCCCACACCAATCACAATGTAAATACGAAGTGTATACGCCCGCTTGAAAAAAATTCGCAGAGTATAAATGCGACATCAAACACCCCCGGGGTAAGTCTCATTTTAGGGGGGTGGGGGTTGGCCGAGAGGAGGTCGTGAGATTTGGCTGAGTATTTGTCTGAGTGGGTATATACTCTACAAAACCCCGCGCCTGCGCGCGCGAGTGGGTGGGTGGGGGTGCGTGCGCGCGCGTCCGGGTGCGTGCCTGCGGGTGTGCGCGTGTGTGTGCGTGTGCCTGTGAGCGCGAGCGCGTGCGTGCGCTGGCGGGTGCGTGCGTTGCGGGAATCTATTCATTCTCGCGCAAATGATCCTGCCATTTTGGCAACGTCTCCTATTTGATCCTGCCAAATTGGCATCGATAGTTTTTGACACCGCGTCAAAACGAGCCCATAAACAACCCATCGGAACAGCCGAACAACGCAACCGACCGACCGAGCGTCAACAGGTTCAACTTGAAGCTAATCCGAATATCCGCCCTTTGACGGGGGCTTGTAGCGTAAAGGTTCACACAATGCGCTTTGAGCGCGAACAAACGAATAGGCGGCAACCTTCCCTAGCCGCAACCATAGCGGGCCATGTCTGCCCGATAGGGGAAGCCGTATCTAGTCGGTCATACGTCGCACCTTGCATGGTCAGAGCTGCAGGGGTGAGTCGAAACGCTGATTGCGCTGGTTTGATATGGTAGGGGCGCAACCGCGCAGATTATGGCAACCGTGAAACAACGGTTGGTCTGACGGCGGCCCCGGGCGCGCAATGCGGACCGTGTGGTCGAAATGCCTAGACAGTGACGGAGCCACACTAGCGCGCCTAGCCGATAGCAAGGCAACATTGGGCGCGCTGGTGATGCAAGCCGCGTGAGGCGCGGTTTACGTCACCAAAAGGAGAAAAGAGCCATGACACGCAAAGATTATGTTTTGATCGCTGAGGCATTTCGTGAGTCGTTACAGACGATTCGCCGCGAGCTTCAATTCGAGGGATTGAACGATCACACCCGTGCAATCCTGACAGGCGAAAGCGCAGGCATAAAATTTGCCGCGCTCCGCGTTGCCGACAATCTGCGCCAAGACAACCCGCGCTTTGAATGGAAGCGATTCATGACGGCTTGCGGGTTCGATATGGACTGATAAGTTTCAAATCGAAACTGTAACAACCCCTGTTACACTAGTTTTTGGCAGATTTCCGCCATTCTTAATCTCTAGTGTAACAGGGTGTAACAACAAATTGTTACAGCAAAAACGGCGGATTTCTGCGCCTCTTACTACTACTGTAACTAAATATAGAGAAATATATATATATATAAGGAAAAATAGGGAAACCTATTTGGTTATATATATGCCTATTTCCGCCTATATATATATGTTTTTTCCGAAATTCTGTTACAGTTGGGCAAAAGTGGCTGATTTCTGCGGGTTTCCGTGTAACAATTGGCTGTTACAGTCTGTTACAGTAGGAATTAAACCTGAGGATTTCTGCGGGTTTCCGTGTAACAGGCGAATTTGGATTTTGTTACAGTTGGCGTAACGTTCGCCCATTTTGGGCGAGATGGTGTCACGCTTTAGGATTATAAGCATAGGCAAGTATTTTTGCGACATCATTTACCGCTTGACACCGCGTAAAAGATTTAGGATGGTTAATGGGCGCTGTGACGGCGCTGATGGAGGGTTATATGACGGATGACGCAACCATTTTTGCAGCGGCTTTTATCGAGGCGGCGCTATTTGCAGACACGCCTGAGGATTATGAGGGCGATGGGTTACGCATGGGCCTAGCGTCTGAGGACGCGGAGCGGATGCGGGATTTTGCGCGGCGTTTCTTTTGGGCGAATGTTGATGACATTTACGCCTATCCTGAGGGCATTGTGCAAGCCGGCCATGACTTGTGGTTTACCACAGCTGGGCATGGGGTTGGTTATTGGGAGCAATCTGATCCTGCGTCTAGGCGCTTGGATGAGGCGGCTAAGGCCGTGTTTCACGGCGGGACGCTATACGAAGGCGATGATAAACTTTTGTATTGGGGGTGAGGCATGACGCACGAGCAACGCGAGGCGGTCGAGGCCTATGCTGCGAAGTATGGGCGATTTTGGAAGCAAAAGCTGCTGTTGGCATGGCAGACGGGGCGCGACACGAGCGAGCCTCATGGTTGGGCTTTGCGAGAGCTGCGTAACGAGCGTGGTTCGGCATGGCTGGGAAAGGTGGTGTTGTGATGATTCGGACGAAATATCTAGGCCCCACGAACACGAGGGGCGCGCGTATCAAGGCATGGTCCGGCGACCGCAGCGTGACGATTCCGTATCCGTATGAGCTGAATACAGAGGACGCGCATATGGCGGCGGCTGATAAGCTGGTCGACATTTTGCACGAGCATGACGAGGATCCAGTGGAATACCACGTTGCGCGCAGCACAAAAGATGACGGGTATGTTCTCTATCGGATTGAAAGGCACTGAGATGGCTGGACGTATCACTATCGAGGTTCAGGCTGGACCGACACGGAAATGGGAGCCGCGCGCTGAGTTTGAGTATGGCGCTGAGGCGATGGAGGCGGCGCGGGCATTGAGCGTTGCGACTGAGCGGCGCTGGCGCGTGATCGACAGGCGCTGGCCTGATGAGGAGCGGATGGCGGCGATCATTTATGATAAGGGGATTGCATCGTGAAACAGTTTGATTTCACACTGGGGTTTGCGATTCTGGCAAAGGATGAGCTGGACGCACGGGTGAAGCTGGCTGATTTGCTGAAGGCGATCAGCAAGGACGAGATACTCAAGGCCATGCGGCTGGAGAAGGGGAAGTAACGCCATGGAATGCCCGAAATGTGGCGACAATACGCACCTTTACAGAGGCGCTGACCTGCTATGGGATCCGCGCGTCGAGGCTTGGGTTGTCGAGAATATTGACGACACAGTTGAATGCACGGAATGTGATGCAAAATTTCTGATTGACAGCTAGTAAACAGTATGTATCTTTGACGCTGCGTTGTGACGACGCATGACAGAGGGGTTTCGATATGACCGCAGGATATGTTGTTTACGATGGGCCTTCGATGCTGGATGGCAAGCCTATCGTGGTGATCGTGTGCGCGCTGGAGCGCAGCCGTAACGTCAAGACTGGGCACATGGTCCAGACCTATATCATTCGCAAGGATATGCACCCGGTCGAGGCTGTGAATAGCGGCGAGGATGCGTCGATCTGTGGCACGTGCGTGCATCGCAAGGATCCGGTGACTGGCCGGCGCTCATGCTATGTCACGCTGGCGCATGGTCCGTCGCACGTGTGGCGCAGCTATCAGCGGGGCGTTTATGAGGTGATGCACCCGGCAGCGGCTGGCCTTCTCTTGGCTGGTCGCATGATCCGGCTTGGCACCTACGGTGATCCGGCGGCAGCGCCGCTTGACGTATGGCGGCAGCTCACGGCGATGGCTGAGGGCTGGACAGGTTACAGCCACGCATGGCGCACGCTGACTGACGCATGGGCGCGGCTGGTGATGGCAAGTGTTGATAGCATTGAAGAGATGGACGAGGCGCATGATCGCGGCTGGCGCACGTTTCGTGTGGGCGGTGAGGCTGTGCGCGGGGCTGAGGTGGTATGCCCGGCGAGCGCTGAGGCTGGCAAGAAAGCGCAATGCATTGAGTGCCGGGCCTGCATGGGCCTGAGCGCGAAGGCAAATGTTTCAATTCAGATCGCGCCGCACGGGGCGGGCGCACGATATGCACGAGAGAGGGAGATGGTAAATGCGTAAGTGGTTGTCTGGAAAGCTATTTGATTGGGCGACTTCACTGGACTGGGATACGACAGCAGAGAGGGCGATAATTATTGCGTCGATTGAGATTGGATTCCTCGAGGCTATGGCTGGTGCGAAGAAACGCGGTCGCCCGAAGGGCAGCAAGGATGGGGTTGGCCCCAAGCCTAAGGCAAAGGCACAGCCACAGCCAGCACCTAAGAAGCGTGGTCGCCCGCTGGGCAGCAAGAACAAGCCGAAGGTGGTGGCATGAACCGGGAGCTGGACGCAATCGACGCAGAAGAATTGCTGGATGCGCTGGACAAACTGGTCGAGGCAATCGACGATCAGATAGATGCTGATGGCAACGGGCGCGTCTACAATGGCTTCTGGGATGACTATGCCAAGGCATATGACAAGCTGCGCGATTACGGGCGGCGCAAACCGAGGATGTTCTGATGCACGCACTGGCTGAGATGTTCTTTATTGCTGTGCTGGGCTTCTCGATCTGGGGAATCTGGGACACACTGAGAGGGCGGAAAGATGGACGGTGATGAGCGATTCGTGGTGCGTGGGATTGTGAACCGCGCGCTGGACAAGGGTTATCTGCTGACAGTCTTTGATGGCGAGGAGTTTCCTGTGCTGCATAGCGATGACGCAGAGGAAGTGATGGATAATCTGGGTCACTGCGATGAGGAGTGGCTGCACGTGGAGAACGAGGCGCGGCAGAAGATCGGCACGATCTTTCTGGTATACGGCAACGATGCCGACGAGGTGGTCTGCGACTGCACGGACAAGCCTGAGATACTGGAGATTGTGGGATGAGCTGGATGCGAAGAGAGTTAATTCGCGACCTGCGTAGGAACGTCCTGAACCGGTCTGTCTGCGACCTAGCGGCGGAAGAAATGGAAGATATGATAGACGAGATTGATAATGCTCAGGCTGACCGCGCTGCATTGCAGCGGGCTATCACAGCACTAATCAAGATCAGTGAGCCGCGTGTTGGTGGCGGGCAATGGGCTGCGAAGATTGCGCAAGAGGCGCTGGATACCATGACCTGCGCTGGAGAGGCTGAAGAGGACTGGGTTGCCCGATATCACAAGGGGCAAGAGCAGGTTGAGAAGCTGACCCATCGAGTCGAGGAATTAGAATATGCCCTGAGCCGGATGTATTCGGCGTTCTATGTGGCGAAGGAAGCATTGGGAGAGAAGGCATGACCGAACAGGAAATCATCAAGCGCGCCAACGCTGCGTTTAAGAAGCGCGACAAGCTGGCGGCTGAGCTGAAGCAGGCTGACGCTGAGATTGCGGAGCTGGTCAAGGCGTATAGCTTGGCGATGAAACTGTGGGGCTTCACGCCGACGATGCTGCGCCATGCTGTTCATGCGCGTCTTGGGATTGCGGCATGACCGAAGAGCAGTTCGAGGTTCTGATTGGCTGGGCTGGTGGCAAGTCTGCATTGGCACGTGCCGCTGGCGTAACGCCCGGAGCTGTGACACACTGGCGCAAGCGTGGTTTCATTCCGGCTGACAGCGCGATTCGGATCGAGCGTGCGAGTGCTGGCCGGTTCAAGGCGGTGGACATGGTGAGTGAGGATAGCTGGTGATTCACAACCCGAACTGCGCGATCACAAGATGGGGTGACATCCGTTCATGGTGTGACTGCGGTTCCAGTAGCGAGAGGGAGAAAGGTAATGGGCTGGGGAACCAGAGAGAATTTCGACAGGCGATCCAAGCTGCTGAGGGATCACGCGCCATACGCACAGCAGAACCCATCACGGGATTTAGAGAAGCTGGTGGAGGGTTCGATGATGCTGGCCGCTGCGATCTGGCGGACGAAGAAGGTCTATCGGCCAATGACGCAGGCTGAGTTGGATGAGTTCGAGCGTTACGCTGCGGGTGCAGTGAAGGTTAACATCGTGAAGAAAGGTAAATGACATGGACGTTTTGACGGAAGACGCGCCAAGCATTGGTGTGGTGCAAGAAGCTATACGAAAACTTACTAAGGATGAGCGCGTCGCAAGCATGACGCTGGGTAAGGATGAAGCCCGGTTCTTGGTCGACGCATACTATCAGTTGCAGGATAACCGCATCCGTTCGGACGGGCAGGTGCGCTCGATGTCGAAGGATGGCGAGCCTCATGCTGTGCTGCAATGGCTGGCGGACATGAACCGCACGCTGGAAGAGAGCATCAAGTCTGCGCTGGATAGCTATTCAATGGCGACACCGGTCGGGCAGTGGGCGCGCTCGCAGATTGGCATTGGCCCGGTGATTGCGGCAGGATTGCTGGCGCATCTGGACATCACGAAGGCCAACACGGCTGGTGCGTTCTGGTCATACGCTGGCATGGATCCGCGCAGCACGTGGGAGAAGGGGCAGAAGCGCCCGTGGAATGCGCAGCTCAAGGTGCTGTGCTGGAAGCTGGGCGAGAGCTTTGTGAAGGTGAGCGGTAACGAGAAGGCATTCTATGGCCGCATCTACAAGGAGCGCAAGGCTCTCGAGATGGCGAAGAACGAGGCCGGTGAGTATGCAGCGCAGGCTGCGGCTAAGCTGGAGAAGTTCAAGATCGGCAAGGACACCGATGCTTACAAGGCATACAGCCAAGGCAAGCTACCGCCTGCGCACATCCACGCGCGCGCCAAACGCTACGCTGTGAAGCTGTTCATGGCGCACCTGCACGAGGTCATGTATCTCGATCACTATGGCACGCAGCCACCGCTGCCTTATGCCATTGCACATATGGATCACGCGCATAAGATCGAGGTGCCACGGAATTGAGCCATTGATGTTAACGGAAACATAATCCGTGAGCGAGTCATCATCGTTGACAGAAACAAGAGGCTTGAGCGAGCCAGATGCGTAGACAGAACATAATCCATGAGCGAGCCAATGTCGAAGACGGAAACAAGATATGTGAGCGAGCCAATGTCTAAGACCGAAACAGTAGAAGTGAGCGAGCCATTTGTAATGACAGAACCACCCCAAAGGAGCGAGCCAGAATTGGTAACAGTATCAGTGGATGCGAGCGAGCCAAAGTCCGTGACAGTATCAGGTATCGGAAGCGAGCCAAAATGTGTGACAGTATCAGGTATCGGAAGCGAGCCAGACAGTGTGACTGTATCATATTTAATGAGCGAGCCATGTTCGGGAACAGAACCATGCCTCAGAAGCGAGCCGCAATCTCGGACGGAACCACCATCCCGGAGCGAGCCATTTACTACGACAGAAGCATACCCAAAGAGCGAACAAACGAAAGGACATGACATGAAGAAGATCATTATCGCAGTCGTGCTGGCTGCCATTGCAACGCCGGCATCGGCACAGATGACGCACTATCTGGTGCGCCAGTGGTTCAGCAACGGCTCGCAGTTTTGCCAGTATAGCAACGGCACAGTCCTGAACATGGGCGCACGCATATGTCCCCTAAGCATTCGGGGCTGACGCTATTCGGGATCGCCATCGGGGTGCTGTCATTGGCGGCATACCTGATGGCACGCCGGGTCAATCACTGGGAGTTTGAAGAGGACTGGTGGATATGACTGCAGATAACTGGCTGTTCGCGTTCATTATCTGCGTCGTGGCGCTGGCGATCTGGTTGCTGGTCACCAGTAAAGTGACACCAGAAGAACGTGACGCGATGCTGCGTGATGAGGAGATGTGGCCGTGACTGAACGTCCAGCATGGTATGGCGGAAACAAGATCCCCGCCAGCTATCTCAAGAAATTCCTACCTTCGCAGGGTGATGAGGCGGACCCTGAGATGTCGTATGAACTACGCCTCTTCCTTCATGGTATGGGAGATGAGAGATGCCACAAGAAGTTGCAATCGGAGCAATCGCATTGCTGACAGTGGGTGGGATTTACCTGCTCTGGGTAAACGCCGGCCTGCGGAAACGGCTCGAAGCATTGCAAGATGAATACCACACGCTGG